TTTTCATTCTCTTTTGCCGAACGCCGAGCTTCAACACAGCCCGGAATTTCCACTACAGGAAAGCCGAGTTGAAGTTGAACAGGAACAACAGGAGCCGAAATATTAGGTGTATTGATTACATAAGTCCGAACAGTTTCTACCTGAATCGGTTTGATTTCCCTTATTTCGGTCATTTTTTCTTATCCAGTTCCCGTGATTAAGTTGTTGTTTTAAAATTTCTCGGCAATGAGGACAAGAACAAGTCTTCATCAGAACCGAGGCATTGAAATTCCTTTAGATGGTGCGGCAGTCGGCAATGCAGGGCCACTTAGGCTAGGAATCGGCAATGATTTTGTAACTTGATCTACGACTTGTTTTTTTATTTTTTCCTGATTCTCTTCGTTACTAATCCATAAGTATCCGAACAATCCACCACCTGCTAGGCCGACAGATAGTAGAAAAGAAACTACACTTAAGATCGGTAAAAACTTAGACATGGTAAAAGACGCGATTTTTAAAGCTCTCGCTCACACTAGCTTAATTGTGACTATTGGGCTTCTCCCTCTGTTTCCTCTGTATCTTCTGTTGCAAGATCGTCTGAACTCTCAGACTTATCCGACTTCTCGGACTCTTGAGCTAAAAGATCGGCAAACTGCAAGGCACCATCAATCGTCTTCATTTGATTATCTGCCTCGGTAACGATTTTAAGAGCTTGCTCTTTTCTTTCTTTAGCCTTAACTAAATCGGCCTTTAAGCTTTCAGCATATTTTTTAAGAGATTCGGTTGAAACTGTCATAAATAAATATTAATTGTCCTCTAATATAAATTAATCTCCGAAAACTGCAAAGTAAAGGTCTTCCACTTCTTCATTGTTATTACCAGTATTTCTCGATTGTATTCGATAGCTGCCAACAGCAGGAGTTCCATGACCTGAGAAGACTCTAGCTCCTCCATCCGAGTCGGCTCTACAAGCTCCGCAAACCATGTAATTAGTATTTCCCATATTGCTACTAAAATTAACTTGATATTTTGAGTAAGATAAATCGGTCAAAGAGGAAACATTGAAGCTATCATCAATCGTTGTATTATCACCGTTCATGTGCAGCCATACTTTACAAAGTTGTTGAGTATTGACCGAAGTAGTTGAATACCCTGCACCATTTGAAAGTTGATTATTATTCGTTATGTAGTTTGCGTTTGTCGCTCCAGTAAAACCAAGGTTTGCTAAAGTTAAAGTTCGAGTTCCATGACTAGTAATGACTCCATCTGTCATGTATAAATTATCAATAATGGTCGCACCAGAAGTATCAATATCTGAGTCGGTTCCAATAATTGTATTTCCGCTACTTGTTACATAACCTGCACCGTTTGTTATTGCATTATTGTTTAGTGATATATTTGCAGATCCATTAAAACTAACTCCAGCTATTGTTCTGGCAGTTGTTAAAGTTGCTGCCGACCCTGTTGTGTTTTGGTTAAGTGTCGGAACTCTTGCTGCTGGTATTGTTCCAGAGTTAAGGTTTGATGCGTTACCAGCACTAAATCCAGCAGATGTTCCCGAACTTGTTATATAACCTGCACCATTAGTGATCGCGTTATTGTTTAATGAAATATTTGCCGATCCATTGAATGAGACTCCTGCAATATTTCGCGCTGTTGCAAGAATTGTTGCTGTTGCGGCATTGCCTGAACATGCAGCCGAGGTACCTGAACTTGTTATGTAACTTGCACCGTTTGTTAGCTGATTATTATTTGTGACATTAGTTGCACTCGCCGCAATTCCATCAAGTTTGTTTTTGAGAGTCGTAGTGAAATTGTTATCTGTCTGAGACGCGACTGCAAAATCTAATGTCCCATCCGAGTCTTGATATGTAACTGTAATACCTGTTTCGGTATTACCTGTGACCATGCCTCCGACATAATCTTCAACTTGTTCTTCGGTCAAAGTTGCTGTTATATATCCAGCACCATTCGTTATTGCATTGTTATTTAAAGAGATATTAGCCGACCCATTAAAGCTAACTCCTGCAATTGTTCGAGCTGTAGCTAGGGTTGTTGCGGTTGCAGCATTTCCTGAACAAGCCGCAGAAGTTCCAGAACTTGTTATATAACTCGCGCCATTTGTTAATTGATTATTATTAGTTACATTTGTCGCGCTAGATGCAATACCATCTAACTTCGATTTAAGAGTATTTGTAAAATTATTCTGAGTTAATCCTCCATCACCGACTGATAATTTGTTAGTTAAATTCGCATAAGAAATATCAATATTAGCCGAGCCATCAAATGAAGTGCCAGCAATAGTTCTTGCTGTTGTTAATGTCGCAGCCGATCCCGTTGTGTCTTGGTTAAGTGTAGCGACCCTAGCGGCTGCTAATGTTCCCGATCCAATGTTATCTGCATTAGTCGTGTCGGTTGTTGCCGAGGTCGCGAGACCAAGCATTGTCCGAACATTTGCGGGTGTGATTTCTTCTATAACACCCGCACCAGAAGAATCACGGCCAAGGATTCTATTAGTCGCGCTTACATTTTGAATCTTGGCATAAGTAACGGCATCATTATCAATTGTCCAAGTAGCACCGCTACTAGAAACTGTTATATCGCCCTTATCTCCATCATCAACTCCACCTCCACCACTTACTTCAGCAACCGATCCATTGTCCTTTTTTAAGAAGATTTTTCCTGAATCGGTTCTTATTGCTAATTCACCCAACACTAAATCGGATGCACTAGGGTCACTGCCTGATCCTCTCTTCAGTTGTACGGTGTTAGCCATTTGATATACCTCCTAAAAAAACGGTGTTAAGAATAAGATCCTCCGTCAATTGTTATGCCGTCAATCGTTCCACCATCTATATTTACCGCGTCATTAGCTTGTGTTGCCATTGAGCCGAGTCCTAAAGTTGTTCTGACCGCACTTGCATTTGCATCATCAAGAATTGTGCGAGCAAAAGAACTTAAATCAGTAGTTGCAGCAGCCGTAGAACTACTGAAATATGGAAGCTTATCTGTCGCCTGAGTTAATCCTGCTAAATCGGCAAGGATGTCATTTTGAGCCTGTACGTTCGTCCCAATAACTAGACCTAATGCCGTTCTTGCATCAGCAGCAGAAGTCGCTCCTGTTCCACCATCACCGACTGCCAGTGTTCCTGTAATGCTAGAAGCCGCGAGATCAACTGCTATCTCGGTTGATTCAATTACAAGACCGCCATTAGATTTAAGGTCAACCGATAATGTATTACCAGATTTGTCTAAACCATTTCCGGCACTGATTTGTCCTGCACCCGAAAATTGACTGAAAGCAAGATTATTTGTGCCGACTACTGCTGAACCTTTGTTCGACGTACAAGAGAAACCATTATCGGCATTAACAGTTCCTTGTTCGATAAAGGTAAAAGCTCCTGCCGCATCTGTGCCAGCAGCCATGTCCGAAGATCTTGCCCATGAACCCGATTTACAGTCATAAATACCATTTTGACTAGCCGTACTTTGACCAGCTACTAAAACTCGATCATCAGCAGAAATAGAAATTCCATCAATCGTCTGAGTACCTGACAATGTGATATTTGAAGTCGCGACAGCAACACAACTATCTTTAACGTCTAAACCTTGAGAAGTTGAATCGACATAGGCTTTAGTTGCAGCATCTTGATCGGATGTGCAATCTGCTAATCCGGTAATTTTTTGACTATTTAACGCGACTGCTGACGTAGGAGCCGCCATTTGATCTAATCTATTAACCTGAACGCCCGTATCAAAATCAGATATTTTTGTATGTGCGATTGATGGAATATCGGCAGCAACTAATGTTCTATAAGTAGCAGCAGCATCAGAACCAGTAGTCGGACCAGCAAGAACTTTATTTGCATTTTGAACCGTATCTTTATCAAAAAATGCACCTATACCACCGATTTTTATTAGTGATGTTGCAGTTCCACCCGCGCCACCTGTTCCTGTGCCATACCATAAAATCGCATTTCCTTCACTAAATGCTAATTCGGCATTTGCAGCACTTGTTGGTGCGGAAGATCCTGTAGATCTTTTAATTCGGAGAGTGTTAGCCATTGTTCAATAGTAGATGGTCAGAAATTGCCACCATCAACCAGAGTTGATGTTGTCCAAGTCGAGTCGGCTTTGTAAGTGCCAGCAGTGCTATCGTAATAAATTATAGACTTATTCACCTTATTAGCATCCGATATATCAATTCCTACCTCGCCTTGTGGTCCTTGAGTTGCAACTGTAATAACCGAACTATTGTCTTCATCAATCGTTACCGTATTTTTATTTGTTGTAATGTTTACCGAAGTCATGCGGTGTATCCTTCACTCATATAAATAGTACCTTCTAACCAATATTCGTGTAACCCACTTGCATTCGTTAACCGAACATCGTACTTATATTCATTGGATGTAAATGTAGTAGTTTGTGTGTCGGTAACGGCCCAAGTCCAAGTTCCATTGGTTGCGTTTGTGATTGAACAAGTGACATCAGCCGCCTTGGATGTACGTCCAGAATCCCAAATTTGAGAAGCGATTGAATAACCCGATAAATTAACAGCACTACCACTTGAGTCTTTTAATGTGACAGAAACACTATGATCCGATCTTCTTTGGATCGTCATATCATAATTGCCGGGTGCAATAGCCATGATTTAACTATAAGGACTTGCCCCTAAAATAGCTGTATTCCATTGCGCTTTTAAATCATCTGTATCGGAAGCGGCTGCAATACCAGAATCGGCTGGAGCATCTCTTAATGCTTGCTTCTTAGAAACAATGGCCGAAGTATCGGCACTTGTTTCTTGTGCTTTTTGAAATTCAACATCTAACTCGGCAAGTTTAGAAACTCTTGCATTTCGGATGTTTGTTTTATGAATTTCACGGGCTTTCGCCATGTCAATTCCAAATCCCATGTCGATTTAAGGAGTAAATGTCCAAGAATTACGGAAAGTCCTATCACTAGGGACAGCCGATTTATCTACTATTGTAGAAGCCTTTCCACTTGGAACATCTTTTGCTTGAATTTGTTCAACAGTTAAGTCACATTTATCCGCAGGGACAACAATGCAACAATTTCCATCATCATCTGTGTAAACAATCCGTTTGTCGGAGTTAGCCATAAATCAAACAAAATTAATTTTAGTTTAGCGTTTAATCACCGAACCAAGAAGCACATACTTCTTCAATTTCTTCATTGGAGTTACTTGAGTTACGAGTTTGTAATCTATATCGACCTACTTCTGGGGTGTCTTTTCCAACAACTATTCTTGCTCCACCTCCTGAATCCCCTCTTCCGTGAGAACTTGTGCAGTAATTAACATTGGCAAAATTATTTGTAAAATTCACCCAATAACTAGCCGTTTCTACATCAGTTAAAGAACTAACATTGTAGCTATCTCGGATAGAAGGAGTATTTTTACCGTTGAAATTTACCCAAGCTTTAGATCGACCTTGAAAAACAGTTTCAGCAGTACTTTCGTTTACTCCTGATGACGTTCTAACAACTCCCGCATTAGTGGCTGTTGTTGCCGAAGTAGCAGAAGTGACGCTAGTAGTCCAACTTAAGTTTCCCGATCCGTCAGTTTTTAAAACTTCATTTGCATTTCCATCGGTAGTCGGAAGAGTCAACGTATAGTTTGACGAGATAGTGCTAGGGGCTTGTATCGCCGCATAATTAGAACTGTCTGAGTCATGTAAGCGTAAATCGAGTTGACCTTTAATATTTAAACCAGAACTATCAAAAAAAGCTCTTTCGGTTCCTCCAGTCGTTATAGATAAAGTATTAGCAGCCGATCTGTATAGACCTAAATCCGTATCAGCAGAAAAGCTGAGTGATGGGGCCGAATTTGAGCCGTTAGTCCCTCGTAATGGCAACTTTGGCTCACTAGCCGTAGAAGTAAAAGTATGGACATCTGTGTTGCCTGCAAGTATATCTAATTCGTTTGTCGCTCCAAAATAAATTCCTGTATCCGTATCGGCTGAATTTCTAATCGGCAAAGATGCACTCGATCCAGCAGGAAAACCAATGTTTCCTGTAAAGGTCGGACTAGCAGAAACCGCATGACCGAAGTTAGCTGCAATATTTCCAAGAGTTGTATAATTTCCAGCCGTTGTACCTGTTCCCGTTTTAATGCACAAAGTATCGGGTGTTGTACTTGTATTGACCCATAATTTTCCGATAGCCGATCCTGCTGCAGGAGGAGGTGTTGTTCCTGAAGCGGTTGAATGAAGATCGTCTAAATTTCTATTTAAATCGGCTCGGACATCTGAACCTGTTGAATTAGGGATCGGATAGTCGGATGCAGGGACTTGTGCCATTAGTTAAAAGTTCTTACCATAACCAGTTGCAGTCCAAGAAAACGCTCGCGCTTGTCGGACATTGCTTGCATTGTAGATCGATATAGCAAAAGCAGTCGCGCTTGAAGAAACAAGTGTAAAATAATCGCCTGTAGTTGTAGCACTAAAATTAATTCCGATTGAAGGAGTAGCCGCAAATTTATTTGCAAAAGTAACCGTTAAATCTGCACTTGATGAAGTTGTTCCCGAATTTGTTTCAGTTCTTTTACCCATCATCGGCTGTACTCTTAATTGGTCAACTGCAATTTGTTCTAAATCTCCACCTGTAGAAAACTCGGCTTTTAACTCATATTTCCTACAACTAATTTGGGCATTATTATAAATTCGCCAAGTCGACCAATCAGACGATTGAGGACTAGCTACTTGAGTCGTTCTTACATATAATTTTACATCACAATTTGATGGAGCCGTTCCATCAACACTTGCAATCGCGTCCCAATCTGACCATGTGTCAACCGTGTCGGTATAAGGGAAAAAAGATCTTGCTCTTAAAACACTATCAAGCCGAACAGAATAAACGTCTCCTAAATCAATCGGGTTGTTTTGAAACAGATAAGTTCCTGATGTATGTAAAGTCGCATTACCTCCTGAACTTCCCCCATCAGCCGAAAGTAATAATTCACCACCCGTTACTGATAATTGCGTCTTGTTACCCGAAAAACTGTTATCTTCCTGCTGTAATGTAAGTAATTGCATATCAGCCAGTTCGGGTTCGGTAAATTCAATAGCGGCATACTCAACGCTTTCTACTCCTGAAGCGTCTACAAATTTCATTAAATAAGTTCCACTTTTTAACGTGCAATAAGCTTCTTTTGCCGTACCTGTTAAATCGCTATGAATACTAGTAGAAGTCGCCCAAGTTACATTAGATAAATTCGGAGAATGTCTAAGTCTTACTAACCCACCAACTATCACATCAAGGTCTGTTGATTGAGTCCAACTGAGTCGAGCAAGCCCGTTAGTCGGAATCATAGTAAAACCACTAGGGTTATCAGGTGGAGCCGATTTTCCATCTAATAATTTTTGAAAAGTTGCAATTTGACTTCCTTTGCCGAGATAATTTACCGCTTGTACCTGTATATAAATCGTTCCTTGCCTAACATTTTTTATCGTTGTCGAAGGTGTTGCTGTTGATATAACTTGCCAGTTATCATTATCTATTCGCCAAGAAATTTTAAACTCGGTAACATTTTTTTTATCATGCTGAAAATCAAAATCAAATCCGACAAAAACACCTTGTCCTTCGGTATATAAGAACTGTTCTCCTCTCGGATTTGTTATAGGATTTGGAGCTAAACTTAAATTACTAATATCGCGTAAAACAACATCTTCGCCTGAATCAACCGCACTATAAATACTGTCATTATATTCTAATGCTGTAATACTATATGCCGTTTTTTTAGCATTTTCAGCAACCGCTATTACTCTGTATTGTTGAGATTGTATGTCGGATGTTTGAATCAACCATAAAGCATCTGCATCGGGAGCTTCAGTAAAGCTGCCCGAAATACTTATTGTTGTATCACTAATAGCCGTAATATTTTTAGTTTCTACTAATCCAGTCGGCATAATGACTGAAATAGTCGGACTAAGCCCCAAATTAACCGTTAAATTAGTTGAACTATCAGCAACAACTTGAGTCGTAGTAGCGGAAGAAATTCGACCAGATCTTCTCGATCCTGCTTTTAATTCATCGGCAATATCTATAACCATTCCCGGCCTTAATATCATTCCACTATCAACAGAAACAGAAAAACTACAAGTTTGAGTAAGAAGTTGTTCGGATTTTAAAAGCCATCTCCCCATCCGATGTGCCTGACCTTGTGAATAACAGCCGATAGCTTTAACTTGTTTTTCTTGTAAACCGTATTTATCTATGGCATCAGCATCTTCGACATATTCAAATTGAACTTCTCCGAGATTGTCATAAGACTGCCATGCAACTGCACAACTTGTATGCCGAGCTTTTTGTGAACTACCTGAATACTCAAAATTTCCATCAATCACATTTGCATTGCCGATCAAATATTGACTATCTTGTGGCGAATCTTGAAGCATTACAACCGAGCCAGCACCATAATAAGAAATGCCCCGAAATAAAGAGGTCATTGTTGTAATTACATTGAAGACTTCATCCCGACTATTAATAAGAAGATTGCAGAGCATACGCGGCTCCTGACCTCCTTTCATATCAGAAACTAACTCGTTACAGTATTGACTAATTTTATAAAAATCCCACTTATCAAGTGTACTTTCGGGAAGACTCGCGCCGTATCTTGAAGAAATTAATAAATCGTACAAACACCATGAAGGATCAGCACACCAAGTAGCCGCCTGAAACGATCCATCCCATATTCCGCTATAAGTTAATCGACCAATTTGTGATTCACCAATTCCCGTTCCTGTTGATGTAATAACAGTTGCATTACTCGGAATTTTTACTTTAATTCCACGAATTTTATATTTCCTAGTCGGAATATTAGAAAAGGCACGACTATCAAAGCGAAGATAGGCTAAAGCCGAGTTCGGATAACGAAATTTTTCATCAATAATATGTGTAAAACTATCCCAAAAAGTTTGAGAGGAGTTTCGAGTATTTGCATCATCTTGACTAACGCGTGAAACTCTTACGTCGACTGGAAAAGTACCAGTCAAAGGGAAAACATAATCTTTTTTATATGAACTACTTGATTTACCCGATATAGTATCTTCTTTAACCGTAGAATAGCCTCCTCCGTTGTATTGCGTTTCGATTCTTATTACAACTGATTTACCATTAATATCGCCGTCATCATTGACTTCTCTTAATATCGGAATTTGAATAGTTACTCTAATACGGTCAACATTTGAATCGGTTATTTGCTTAGAAACCGATCCATTTATCCTTCCTGTGTCGTCTCCAGATGAATTAGTTAACTGAGTCGGCAAACCAACTCCTGATCGTTGCTCGGCTTCTGTTGCTTTTAAATCAGCAATATGGGCCTGATCTTGTGTTCCTGTTCGAGTTGTAATTGAATAACTTTCAAAATTATCGATTCCACTAGAATCTTTAACAGGTGTTCCATCTAAATAAATTGATTTTTCACCACCTGAGCCGATAGCTCCAGTATCAAGACCTTGGATCGGACCTTCAGTTAAAAGATCTAAAACATTAGCGTATTGAACCGATTGAAGAGAATCATCAGCTTCAGTCGGAGTACCACCTCCACCATTTTTTTGACCACCACCACCAGCACCACGGATTTCAGTCATTTAAAGTACCTGATCGACATCAAGCCCTGAACTAATTACCGAGCTTCCTACAAATAATCTGCCATAAGCAATCGGTATCGCGGTTCCAACTTGTGCAGTATTTAAAACGCCACTAAAACTATAGTTCTGTAATCGGTTAGCTTCATTCATATTCAAATCAGGAGGTGGTGGAGACAGCATTTGACCGACTCCACTCATCACCATAGATAAACCGATCATTCCTAAAGCTTTTGAACCCCAAGCGGCTCCATACATGCCAGCAGTTGTTCCGAATCCGGCTAGAGAACCACCTACAAAAGCCCCAGTTCCAAAAGTAACAAAAGAAAGACCTATTAATGCGGCTCCTAAAAGAACCGTTCCTAATCCGCGACCTGATCCTGTTAATACAGGAACAATTGCAAATTCATCTCGCTCGCTCCATGGCAACAATAAATCTGTTATCTCGTCTTCATGTATTTGTGTCTTGCCTACTTTAATTTTATAGCCGACTCCATGTTGATGACTTTCGGCCATCCATTTCGTTAGGTTGGGAAAGTTCGTGCATAAGGCTTTTATTGCTTCGGCAGGAGTATTAACATCAAGCTCAAATCGACTTTGATTTCCTAATTGTTTTTTTAATTCGCCATAGACTTTAACGACTTTCATGTTTCAAAATCTTTGCCGTGACTTTCTGATAATAGCCGCCATACAGATCACGAGATGATAATCGGCTTTGAACGTGATGTAATACCAAATTATTATCGATAAATATACCTGCATGATTCGGTACATTGCTTTCTAATTGCATCAAAATTAAATCACCATATTTTATTTCTTCAATCGGAACAACTTTAAATCCTTCTTTTGCAAAATTATCGAGATACATATTTTCACCTTTTTCCCACCATTGATCTCGCCGATGATAATCTCTTAATTCTAAATTAAATTCTCTCTTGTAAAAATCTCGGACTAAAGAATAGCAATCAACAAGTCCATGAGAAAATTCCCTTCCGACATACGGTAATTCATAACCTATCGGCTTATATGTACCCCATAATTTTGTTTTAGGATTAACAATAAACCAAGGTAATCCTGATTTTTCGCAAGCAACCATGTCGGCTGGGCTTGGGCCATGATTCGTCTTTGGATGAGAATGTACTACGGCAATAATTTCTCCTCTTTCCTCGGCTGTTAAATAGTCGTCTGGATCTAAAATGAAATGCTCGTCAGGTGTCTCGGCAATATTTTTACATTTAAAATATCGATTTTTACCTTTAACAATATGAACTAAGCCGACACTTTCTTTAGGAAAATCTTGTTCGGCATGAGCTAATGCCTCTGCTTTTATTTCATCCGTTAAATTCATGTTTGTCGGCCAGCCGAAGGAAAAGATCCATAAGGAAGATCACCATTTTCACCGAATCTTTTCTTACAAGAACTAACTCTTTTTCCGCACCGATCATTAGCTAAAGAGGTTTCGGCGTTGTCATCTACATCAAAATAATTTGACCCCGTATAACTACATTCTGAAGAACGATATACCCATTGACAGATATTACCGATCATTTGACGTTTTGGAATTTTTATTCCGGGTTTATCTATTTCACTTGCTAATTCAAACGCAACAACATTACGATTTTCAGTGGCTTTTCGATCAACATACCAAATCTCAGTCGGCCATTGTGCATTAGGATCGGCATTGGCTTGACCATCTAAAAACTTTTTACACGTTCTTATTCTTCTTACTTCGGCTCCACAAAGATCATTTCCAGCCGTAGTTGCATTAACAACAATAAGAAGGGCCGTCATAGTATTGTCTAAGTTCGATATTGTTAAAGTAGGTCGAGGAAGTGAACCTGTATTTGTATATTCAAAACCACTTGCCTCTACAGGTTGCCGAGTATATGTTTGTCCTCCAAATACAATGTTTCCACTAACATCGGCATTGCACCCATTATGAAACCTATAAATATCATTTGATCCGTGAAGGTCCGAGGAAAGATGAACTGAATAAAGTTCGATAATTGCACTAGGCGCGAGCTTTAATAACTCCTCATAAATACTACTTATTGCAGTCCAAACAACCGATCCATCATTAAATGTTCCACCAATAGTTGTAGGCCAATCGGGTTCAGAACTACTCGACGTGCCAGCAGTCGTACATTTAAAAACTAATCCTGTTGTTTGAGCCGAAGTAGCTCTTCTTACATCATTAAGATTAAAAGCCGTATTAGCGGCCCATGCTGTAAATGCCATTTATGGTTCGGCTACTTCTATAAAAACAGCATTAAAAGTTGCTCGGTTTAGATAAGGGATTGATTTTGTCCAACTCGAACAAATAAATTTTCTTGCTGATGATTCGGCTGGTGGGGTGTAATCAAATGATTCTGTTCCACCTCTTGCTTCGAGAAAGTTTTCAATAACAGTCGCGTCGGCTTTGGAAATATTTCTCCATCTAAAGGTATAACTTTTTAAGTCTTGATTAAGGCCGTATTGCAATCTTTGAGAATACCCATCTCCGAACACCACTTGCCTTACATTCGGACTACTTCTTTTTTGTTCACCATAACTCGGATGAGGTGCTGCAGGACTTGTACTGGGAGTTGGAAAGTTTGCCATTATGCAGCTAGTAATCCTCCGGGCCTTTTTTGATTAACAATCTCGGCTTGTACTGCTAATCCGATCATCCGACCTAATTCTTGAGAAGAATCATTGTCACCATCAGATCCGACATCACTAGCATCGACATTAACAACAATATTAGTTTCTCCACCCGAAGAAATCCTTCCTGATGTAGAAGGGACAAAAGTTTCTGGCCCCCTTTCTCCGACTTTATAAGCCCGACCTGCCGACACAGGACCACCTTGAGCTTTGTTAGATTTGCTTCCACCGAGTATCGAACCAAGTAAACCGCCTCCAGATCCAGTGCCGCTTATTGCTCCAAACAACATCATGTTTACACCGATGTCTAATATTTTTGCTGCAATATTCTTCAAGACTCCGACTGCCGCTTCTCCTAAAGTTTTTGTTCCATCAATCGCACCTTGAATAGCACCAACAACACCGTCTTTGATGGTCATTCCTATATCGGCATAAACATCTTTCATCGCGAGTGCGTTTTGTTTTATTTGTTCTTGCTTTCTTCGCCACTCATCCCAATCTGGTCCTTCCATTTTGTCGAAGTTTTCAAAAAGAGTTCCACCTGACGCTTTAAATCCTGATTTCCAATCCAATTGATCGGATGTTATTTGTGATTCTTGAAAAGCTGGACTTTTTTGTATTGCCTCATTAAGTTTATCGATCTCTTCTTTTGCTTCTCCTGCTTGTTTCTTTAATGATTTTAAAGCTCGATTATCGGTAGTTGTTTCCATTTTTTCTTTTAGCTCGTCTAATCTTTTTTCATATTTTTTTATTGCTTCTTCGGCTTCTGATATTTGTTTGGCACCACTTGCAACCGCATTTGTTAATTTATTTTGATTGTTATACCAATTTTTAATAGCAAACGCGATTGCTGCAACTGCACCACCGATTAATAGAAGAGGTGCAAGAACTTTTATGGCAGCAACTTTTAAAATTACAAGTAAAGCCGCACCTGTAGCAGTCTTTGTGGCGAATGCTGCTACAGCTAATTTAACTGCACCGATTCCTTTTATTAAAGCCAAGATCGGTGGACCTAATATACCTACAGCCGCAACAAGACCTCCAAGAGCGACTATTCCTGTTTGAACAGGCTCAGGTAACTTGGCAAATGCTTCAATTAATTCGGTTAATCGTTTAACTATTGGAGTCAAAACGGGTAAAAGTTTATTTCCTATTGCGACTCTTAACTTCTCCATCGCATTACTAAAATTTTTAAACTTTTGAATGTCGGAAGCTTCAACAATTTTACCGATTGACTCTCCTGCATCATCGGCTGCTTTTTTTAATGCCCGAATAATAATGTCAGAAGTTACTTTCGATTCAGAAGCAAGTTTTTTCAATTCTCCGACTCCTACACCCATTTCATCGGCAATTGATTTCATTAACATCGGCACGTTTTCAGCCATTGACCTAAACTCATCGCCCTGTAGTCTTCCAGAACCGAGTGCTTGAGCTAATTGTCTAAAAGCACCTGCGGCTTCCATTGCTGAAACTCCACCCATTTTGGCGACTGAGTTGAAACCTATAAACGTCGATTTAATATCTTCTAATTCAATTCCTATAGGGCGAAGTCGAGCATAAATATTAGTTAAACCGTCTAACGCCTCAATATTACTCAAACCAAATATTTTTGAAGCTTCAGCCGCAATTGTTTGTACTTTCCCAAATTCATGATATTCGCTAGAAAGTAATTTTAATCGGAGCCTTAAATCATTTAAAGTCGCAGCCGTTTTAACAGAAGACCGAGCAAATAAAGTTAATCCTATTCCTGCAATCGCACCTTGTAATGCTCTAAATGTCCCTTGAGTTCTCCCTGCCATGGAGTTAATACGAGATAACGCAGCAGTTGCGCCCTCGTCTCTGACTCTTAATCCGACATTTGCGTAAGTCATGCCGTCATTCTACCTTTTTCTTTGAGCACGATCCATGTCTTCCTTTTCTTTCTCGGCTTTTAATTCATGATAAGCGGCAAAGTAAATAAATTCATCTTCGGTTAATTCAGTTCTCAATCGGCTAACAGTCATTTTTAATTCACAAGCAAGTGAAAATTCATAATTTAACCAACTGTCGGCCTTTAGTCTTTTTTTGCCGAATCTAAAGTCAAATTTTGATCGTTAGTTAATTCAAATAAAAACAGTTCAATATCGTTTAATACTTTTTCAGGCCATTCGCGGTGCATTTTTGCTATATCGGCTGGTGCAAAAGCTTTAGTCCCATCTTCTAATTCGGCTAATTGCACTAACATTTGTGTACTGATTAGCAAGGCATCTTCACTCCCTGCTAACTGCATTGCTCTTTTTCTATCGGCTCGCGTTATAGGTTTGAAATATAAATCAACTATTTTTGTACCTTCAATCTCTAACTCGTATTTTCTACGTTGATTCAAGTCGAACGATTTTGCAATCAGATCGACAGTTCGAGTAGTTCCAGCCATTTAGACGATTTAGTTTATAGATATACTAATACTAAACGCCGTTTGTAACACCACCATTTGTAATAAAGTTGCAAGTTACTGTCTGTATTTCACCGACAGTCGCGCCAAATTCAGCACTTGTGATGATACCTGCAAAACTTAATTTCTTAGCAGCATCGGTGTAAAGCTCAAAAGTAGCTGTTCCATCGTCTTCGACTTGGAAAATATCATCTATAAAAGCGGCTGTTTCATCACCAGATGTTGCCTGATAATAAAGTTCAACCGAGCCGTCTCCAGAAATAAGACCACCGACATATCGTTTCTCGGAATGTCCATGCTGAGTGCATTCATAGGTGTCCTTAGTCATGGTCATGCTCCAGCTACGAGTGCCGAGAATGACAGCATTACTAGAACCTGCATCGTCAAATTTAACTGAACCTTCTTCGCCGCGAATTAATGCCATGATTTAAAGAGCCTCGTAAGTTTCAAAAGTGCATCGCACTTGAGTTTGGAAATAGCCTTGAGGTGATGGTGAAGACATCACTTCAGGGCCGACTGGTGATTCAAAGAATACACCAGAGATATTAATACGATTATATAGGTCACGTATCCGTTTGCCGACAATTAAACTATCTCCATATCCAACACCTGTCTTAGTAAAGATATTTACAATAACTAAACCGCTAATTTTATTATCAGAAACGGTCCCACCACCTAAAGTTAAATATTCAGAATCGACAAAATTAACAAGACATTGAAGCCAAGTCTCATCCATTTCAGGTGTGTAATTCATATTTTGAAAAACAATCGGATATGGAGGTGTGTTATCACGCAATTCAGATTCAATCCGAGATTCAATCGTTTTCCGAATATCGTTTAGATCTGTAGCAGCCATTAGATCTCCTTGATAATTTTACGATAATTTCTATCAACCATATTCTGCATCCTTTTAGCCACACTATATATCCAACCGTCTGGAGCTTGTGGCGAATGACCCAATGCTAAAGCGACTCCATAAATAGTCGGGTTATGAATGCTATAAAAAGTACCTAGTTTTTCTTTTTCATAATTAAGTTTCACAGGCTTCGGACTTGTCTGAAAAATAATTTGACCTTTTTTACGACCTTTTACAGAAACACTTGCTCGATACTCGGATGTGCCCATACTTTCAATTCCTTGACTGACTTGCCAGCTTGCTCTAAACCGACCCGTATCTACAGGACTCGCTTTTTTTAATGCTTTGTCCGACTCAAATACTGTAACTTGCATTAATTTCTCCAACTGCTCTTCCATCGTTGGTCCGATTTGGTCATATCTAATTTCTCGATTAGCCATACTATCCCCTCAAAAAAATCTCGTATGTAATAGCTTTGCCTTCTAATTCGGTTGTTTTTATATCGACAATCTGTAAAAAAACATTATTTATTTTAATCCGATCCTTAGTAGTAGGAGGAGTCGTTAGATCTGCCGCAGCAATTGCTACTTTCTTGTCACCGACTTGTAATAACGCGTTTTCTTCTGTCTTATTTCTCATCGTGCTTTTAGATCCAGTACCATCAAACACGTCCGAAATTATTGCTTTAACAGAAGCTTCTGTTGTCGCGCTTATAATTTTTCCCGTCTTTGTATTGTAACTCGTCTGAGAAATAACAGTGATCGTTATTGAAGTGCCGAACTTAGAATAAATTTTGCTTGAAACACTTCTTAAAGAATCGGCTAGTCCCATTAAATTCGGTACGCGATTACTGCATCACCACTTGCAACTGTAACACTTGTGATTACACCGCAAATTTCGGCAGTTGCGTTAAGAGGGATTGCACTAACAGTTGTGGTTCCATTCTTAGTAACATTGTCCGAGACAAGAGTTACAGTCGAATCTTTTAATGCAACTACCTTTCCAAATCGGCCTGTATAAGCCTGAGTATGGTCAGTGATAATAATTGCAGCAGGATAGTGGATTGAACTTGAATAAGTCATGATTAACTTCGGCGAATAGCTACGTTGCCGGGTCCACTTACTCTAAGATCTCGGAAGTAAATTTGCACCATTGGGGGAATTTTATCTTGACCAACTGCACCATAAAAGTTCGGCGTTACATTTAAATCACCGATTGAGACATTTTTATAATCTTCGAGGCCAGTTAATTCCAAACTCGATTTATTGTTATTCAAATATGCAGCTAAAACCGATTGTGCTTGCTGTATTTCTACAGGAATTTCAGTATCAGTGTAGTAATCGGTTGTAACTCTGAAGGGAAAACCGATTGAATAAGTATTGACATACCTGTCAGGTTTGCGAACACCAGTTCTCGGCCATTGCATTGCCTGCGTGTCTGTAGCTCGCGCACCTAAAAATCTTTCGCGATCAATTCTTTGTGCTGCTGTATATAAAGCACGGTTTTTTTGATCTGTAGTTGCAGTTCCCCATGCAGTTACATCATCATTCTCGACAAATCCATCAATAATGTCACTTGCTGCCGAGAGAGTCAGATACGAGTTCGCGTTTGCTGCTCCGCTTGTTTCTACTATTGTGATTGCCATCTTTTTTTAATTTAGGCTTAGAAGTCGGTTTTTTAATAGGAATAGAGGCTACCTTTTCGGCAGCCTCTTGTTCCCTTAATCGCCTAAAAGCGAACATTCCCATTAGCTAGAAGCACCTTTGAGAGCAACAAAATTCAAGACAATCGCCTCAGATTTTGAAGATCCAGATACATTGCCGACTGTAACCTTGAAAGATCCAGCCGCAATAGCGGAAACATTAACGGTGTAAGCACCTGCGGTGCCTGCTGATCCGTGATTTACTACAACAACATCGGGTGCTGCAATTTCACTATTAGTAACTGTAAAAGTTACTTCGGCAGCATCAGCTAATGCCGCGTTATTCATAGTGATTTGCCCAGACGCTTTATTAAGTGTTACTCCAGTCGCCTTAGAAGATGCCTGTGTAACAGTGCCGCCTGTAGTTGGGCCGACTAGCTTTCCAGCCGAAGTTTCAAACTGTGACATAAGTTAGTACCAGTTAATCGAAGTTGGAGACGTTAGTTGCTCTAACGATTCCGATATTTTTCTTTTGGTAGACCATCGACCAGTTGCCTACTGTTTCTAGTTGAGCGCGAGTAGGGTTAGTTGTTGTAACTCCCCACTTAGCACCGACTGGGTGATAGCAATAATGTAAGTCGATTGCCATTGCATCGGACTTAGCAAGAATATCGCGATCAGTTTCCGTTTCCATCGCGACTTGCTCACCAGCAGCTACCGCACCTTGAGTAAACAAATAAGTTGAATACTCGGTACTTGATCCGCTACCTGTTGTTGCAACATCGTCTGAAACGATAACTCTTAAACCCATGTAAGTTGGTACACGAACATCGCCATAAGCAGGAGCAATTGTTCCTCCAGATGCGGTTGCAGCACCACCTTGTGCATCGGCAGCAAGAACATAGTCAATCGCCTTGCGTTCTACTAAGTCGTAGTACACAGCCGAATGAATACACATTGCTGTTAGTTTGTCGCCTTGATCTCCCAAGATTGAACGCGCTTTTGCAACGTGTCTCGGACTTAAAGATGTTGGTGTATCGCCACTTTCAGAATCAATACAAAGATCGAAGAAAGCTGAACTATTAGAGTTCGCGTTAATACTTCCAAATACACCGTTTAAGCAAGAAAGCAAATCTTTCTGTCTTTGGTGTGCGACATAATCAGCAACTTTATTACCAATAGCCGCCATAGGATCAGAACCAGCCGCAATAGCAGCTAAATCCCGACTTTCCCAAGCTTTTCCTCTATGGACAATAACGCCAACCTGTTTGTCGGCTTGAATTTTAGATGGAGTTAGTGAAGAACTATCACTTAGTACTTCAAAATCACCACTTAAATCGGCTTTCCAGAATGGAACATTGATGAAATCACCGCCCTCAGAAGCATTTAACTCGGCCATAGGCTGCACAACTCCGCTTGCCAAAAAGGCATCTTTCAAAGTTGTCTGCTCTATAACATAAGGAGTAAAAATTTCGGGGATGATTACATCTGAGCGAACAGTCGCCACAGTGAATCCTCAAAATCGGTTTACGGAGTAGGGCACGACCCTATGACTAAGCACGACTTAGCCTTATATCCGACATACTAGCGTTTTGCTGCGGTTTCTCTCAACTTTAACCAAGTATCTCGGCCATATTTTTCATAAATAGCTTTTTGTTCGGTTAAATTTGATGATTCTCTTAGAAACGGTTTAAGCATTTCTTGTGAAAATTCACCCGAAGTTGATTTAGCAATGGGAGCTCCACTACCGACTGCTTTTGGTTGCTTTAACTGAAAAGCTGGAAGTTTTTCTCTAGCCCAATCGGCTATAGGAGTTCTTTCATAACCATTGACGACCACTGGAGTTCCACCTTCACCGATTTCTATTTGCTCCGAAGTTAAATAATTCTTTAAAATTAAATTCGGATCATGGACAAGTTCAGAAAGAGCCGAAACAGCAGGAGAAACAAGCTCTAATTCTCGAACTTTTGCTTCTAACTCAGCGATTTTAGTATCTTTTTCTGATGTCTTTTCTCGATATTGTTGCTCAAGTTTATCTTTTGCTTCGGAATATTTACCTTGGACTTCTAAATCTTTTTGTTCACGATTGTGCTTAAAGTCGATTAACTCTTGCACATTTACATCATCTGGAACCGTTTTAATTTTCTCACCAAGAGTCTTGTATTCCTTAAGTAGATCGGCATTTTTTTTCCTCATCCGTTCTACTTCTGCTTTTAATCCATCGACTTCGGCATTGCTATTTGTTTCAGGCTCCACTGGAACCTTTTGATCTTCAGACATAAAGTTCGACCCACGAGGTCATTAACGCGATTTTAGTTTACTACTTTTCTTAGTCTTTGACTTCGGTTTTTTCTTGGGATAACCCGACTTTGACATTGCAATAGCAGCCGCTTGACTTCTATTGTATCCCTCGCGCATTAATTTTTGAATGTTTTGAGAGATAATTGGTCTAGATTTACCTGACTTAAGGGGAGCCATATCTCGATCTTAATTGTTCCAATGTTATCTCGGAACCGTCTTTACTAACAAACTTGGCGATTGCATTTTTACCTTTTTGACCAACAGGATCGTCTTTTGCTAATCGATCAAAATATGCAGTTCGGCCCACTCCTAATACTTCTTCCTGAATAAACTTCGGCTGTTGATATAGCCATTCTCCATAACTCATATCGGCAGGAACTTGACCAGCTAATCCAGTTTTAGGATCGCGCTTAGTTGCTCTTTCACCATCTTCAGGCGGGTCAAAATCAAAACCTTGAGCTCTTAAACCGTCATAATCAATAATGCCAACAATTGTTGAACGACAATTAAAATGTTGTGGCGGCATCGGCCCTTTTCCATACTCAAAAATTCGGTCATCTAGTGCTGCACAAATAGCCGAAGTTCTAGTATCTAAAGTCGCTACCCATTGATATTTGCTGCTCACATCTTGATTACTTTCATATACGGCCATGCTTGCTTTATTCGCGACTTGATTAACACTGGTTCGGACTAAAGTTAATATTTGATGATCAGCTACGGCTGTAAGTTCTCCACCAGCCGCTTTTATCTGAGCAGGAGTGCCGATAAAATCAAAGTCCAATCTGCCGATCATCCTTTTTGCAATACTTTGAGTTGACTCGCCTGTTAATAATCCAGTTCTTACTAATTGGCCGAACATATCAGATTGATTCTCGGCAATACCTCTAAATGATTTCCTTAAAGTTCGACCATTAGGCAGTGTTATTGGTACACCTTCGGCTGAAGCTAAGTTAAATGTCTGCCTTGAGCCGTAAGCTGCTTCAAATAAATCGTCTTCTAAGACAACAACATTAATTTCAGTCGGATCTATATTTACTACATTCCTTCCAAAAGTCGCCCCTATTTCTACAGTATTAACCATTGATTGTGCACCTTTAGGTAATACTTTTCTTAATTGTTCGACTACAAATTCTGACTGTAATTCGGCTAATCCTTGCAACTCTTTACTCGCCAGTATTGAATTTCTATCGGCCCATGTGTCTAAACTTTCTTTTAATTGTGCGAGTATTGACCTAAGCCTTGCCGCTTTATAAGTTTCTGATTGTCCTCCGATAATTTTTAAATCATTAACAGCTTGGACGATTATATTGTTGTATTCAACGACTATTTGCCGAGATACTTGATTGCTATATCGATTTAAGTCAATTGCATTCCGATATAGTTCAGATGGAATACCCACTTTTATACATTTTCAGGTTCGGCTAATGTTGTCTCTTTACTCGGTTCTGCAGTAGGAGTCGGCTGATCCATTGCAATTAGTCCAGAAACTTGAGTCGATTCTAATTCTTCTTCTACGTCAAATTCATCGCCCAAAACTTCTCCTTCATGTAACTGTTTCAATAAAGTTTCTTGAGAAATCGTACCTGCTGTATATAACTGTAAAAGACTGCCGATTTCATTTGGTTCGAGTCGCGATCCAACAAAGTCGCGATTAACAAAGCTAGTTCCTGTCTCAGGAATATTTAAATATTCGGCATGGTAAGTCAAACAATTGTCAATTAAATCTTGCATCTGTTGTGCGATCACCATCATTGTGGAATCTCCTTGGCTTCGGTCTATCTTTTTTGACTCTGCTGTTTCTGCGGATAATTTTTGTCCTAATACAGCCGACAATCCCAACTCATTTATTTGCTTCGCGAGTTGGTCTAATCTTTTGAATTGTGCGTCATAACTTTTACCTTGTGGCTCAATATATTCGGCTCGACCTTCAGGAGGAAAACTTATTGCTTCCCCCGGCCCTGCTGACACTTCTTCAGCCGCATTAGGAAAACCATAAAAGGCAAGCATTGGAACGGCTGAGATATGCAATTGATTATCTAAATCCGATTGAACTTGATAAGATTTCAGATTTAATTCCCCAATATCTTCCAATGGAGGCCGAGATTCCATGACATTAGCTCGGTTTGAATAAGCAACAGAAAACGGTATTTGATCAAGACTTGTGCGACCTTCATCTATAACTTCAAAGTCGGAAGTTTTCTTGCTTTTCTGAAATATTTGAAATTCTCCGGGTGTTAAAACTCGAACTTGTTCAACTTCTTCTTCACCATAATCGCCTTTAGGCTTCATTACTTTTTCAAGTAGCCGAAGTTGAGTCAGTTTTTGTTGGCCGTTTACTATCTCAGATCTCCATCCTAAAATCTCGCGAGGAGTATAAGTTGTCCAATAAGGTCGACCTTTACCATCAGCAGCCGCGTCTACTAAAACACCAACATGGCCGTATCTCACCATCTTTCTTGCTACTTCATACGCCCAAACATTCATATCATTGCCTTGTAAGTCGACATCAAAAAGCTGTTCACTGACTACATCCGAGACATCATTCAATCTAATCGGCTTACGGATTAACATTCCTGCCAACATCCGTTCTAGCCTTTGG